AGAGCAAATCCAACAGGTGTTAGTTTCACACTCACATTACCTGTTTCAGGAGGTGAAATAAATCAAGTACTCTCATCAGGTGGAGCTGGAAATACCTATTGGGGAGATCCCGTATTTTTACACAATTCGACTAATAATATATACGGTGGTATAGGTACAGGAATAATTAAACCTACAGGTTCTTATAACTTTATAGCTGGTATGAATGATGTGCCTGTGGCCATCTCGGGAGTTTCAAATATTCAAATTGGACATAATGCAGGTGGTAGTATTACAACAGGCAATGGAAATGTTGGAATCGGAGATGGAGCCGGTGGCAGTCTTGTTAGTGGAAATGATAATGTGTATATAGGAAAATCAATAACAGCGAGTAGCCCATCCGCATCAAATGAGATAGTTTTAGGGGCAAATACAACGGGACGAGGAACAGGAACTGTTCTTCTCGGGAATGCAACAACATCGGACGTTTACATCGGCTCAACGGGTACGAATCTAGTGTTAACTAGTACGAATTTAAGCATGACTAAAGTGAGAGCAAATCCAACAGGTGTGAGTTTCACACTCACATTACCTGTTTCAGGAGGTGAAATAAATCAAGTACTCTCATCAGGTGGAGCTGGAAATACCTATTGGGGAGATCTAGCAGATACCATATTATATAATGCAGGACCTAATGATTATACGATTTGGGGAGGTGGCACAGGTGTAACACAACCAACTAGTGTAACATCTATATATCGAAACATATACATTGCGAATGGTTCAATACTTAACGGTTCAACCGAATGTACAAGTAATATTGTTCTCGGTAATGATATACGTGTCAATGCAAATATTGCACGAAAAAATATTATATTAGGTTCAAATATTACTGGAATAAATGATATTGTTCAAAGTACAATAATAGGTTTGAATTCACGAATTAATGGAACAACCGATTCCGTACTTATCGGAAATAATCTTGATTCTGGAACTGAAACTTCTAATATTGTATGTATCGGAGTAAACAATATTGTTCCGAATAATAATTCAATTGGTGTTGGTGTCGGATGTACGACTTCAGGAACTGGTTCAATAAGTATAGGTTGGAACTCTACTTCAGATAATAACTCGATTTCAATCGGTGTTGGTTCTATTGCGACTTTAAGCAGATGTATTGCGATGGGATGGAGTTCTACAGCATCAGGAACCGGTTCTATTGCAATCGGTCCTAATTGCTCATCAATAGGACCAGCATCTGTTACAATTGGAAATACTTGTATAAGTGGAGGAGATATTTGTATCGCAATTGGAAATGGTGCTATATGTTTCGAGACAAGTGCAATTGCAATCGGAAATTCAGCACAATCAGAAGGTATAAATGCAATTGCACTTGGAACTTCAATACAATCATACGGATTGGGTACAATTGCAATTGGAAATTTAACACAATGCAATGGAACTGGAACTATCGCAATAGGTATTGGTTGTTCATCAATAGGAGCAAAATCTATAACACTTGGAAATACTTGCGTAGGCACGAGTGTCAATTGTATTGCGATTGGAACAGAAGCAACAGCAGGTGGTTCAAGATCTGTCGTACTTGGATATCAATCTTCAACGACGGTTGGTAGTATTAATGCAGTAGTTATTGGAAATACTTCAACTGGTATTGGAAGTGGTAGTATTATAATAGGTTCTGAATCTTCAACTACTCTTGGTAATACAATAGTTATTGGAAACGGAATTGCAGGAACACAGGCTTATGGTCTCTATATGACTCATAGAGTTGCTGCTGCAGGTGTAACTGCATCTTGGAACGCAGATAGCGAACTAGTTGAGAACACTTCTTCTCTTCGTTACAAACAAAATGTTCTCACCTTTGAAAGAGATAGTGAAATATTCAAACAGGTTCGTCCAGTGTGCTATAATCCAAAAGAGGGTTATGGAAATGTTGATGATGTATACATTGGAATGATAGCTGAAGAGCTTGATCCATTATATCCAGAATTCGTGTGTTATGACGAAGATCTTCGTCCAAAGAGTATTAGGTACGATATGTTTACAGCTGTACTCGTGCATGAAATGCAAAAAATGATGCAAAAAATACAAATCTTAAGTGACCGTGTAAGTGTACTCGAAAAATGAAAATGAAAATTTTGAATTATGAAGTGTTCTCCTGAACAGATTTCAAGTTTGATGGATGTTATTAGCGATACGAAGAACTACGTGGCTGGTTCAGTTCTCTTGATCTAGATGTTTTCTCATCTGATGAGAATCTTGTTACTCGCGTTGGAGAGATATTTACAGGATCAACAATTTCTAATGTCAAGTTTGGAGAATATACGCTTTGCGCTCCTCCAAGTCTTCAATACGAGGCTTTCACTGTAAAGAATATTGTTCTTCCTTCTGGTTTTACGATTCAGGTAATTTGTGGCAAATCCTGAATGTTATCGTGATATACATCGATATTTTGATATTGACATTTGCAATAAAACCTATGATGGAAAGGAAGTTTCGGCATGAGTGTTGAGAAAGGCACTCAGACCTTCAATATGGACCTGATGTTAATAATGTTCATTTTTCGAGTTTTGGTCGCGCAGTGAAATACATGAAGCGTGGATATAATCTTGGAAAGATCACGCTTGTTATCATTCAATTGGTGTTCTTACAGAATACTTATCCCTTGATTTTGTCTACTATTCAAATGTTCTTCAAACAATCTTTCCGCTGAAAGAGGTTCATGTTCCCTAAATATATTTATACAAAAATCGTATAAATAATTACAAGGTGTGAGGTCCAAGGGGTGCTTGTCTACGTTGCCAAGCTTCAGAATTAATCTTTCTCATTGTCATCGTAGTGATATCATCACGGAATTGTAACGAATCACGCATCCAACTATCTTGTACAAGAGCTCGGATATGAGGATTATGAACGTTTCCAAACTCACTTCCAGCTTGTACAGGTCCATAACTATCTGCATACGGAAGGTGATCAATCTTGCTTCGAACAATATAATTTGGCATTCGAATTGCATTAATATCATCATACATAAATCTCGGCTGTCCTGTAACCGGTTCAATGTATGAACGATAAGATGTACCATAACCGTAGAATCGTGGATCGTACACGTTATCAGATGTAGCCTTTTCTTCAATACTTGTTATCGGTTCTTCAATCGCTGGTTCAATAATACGCGGATCGTGTTGCAAAAAATGTAATCCTTTTTCATCACGGTGACACGTTACGGGCTCAAATTGCTGTTGGAATGAAATTCCAATGTTTGAATTGATCGGCTCGTTAACTTGATTTCTCGTGTAAACACCCGGTGTTACGATTTGGGTATGGAGATTTTGATTGTATTGTTTTAATGCAGAATCCTGTTCACAATTGCTAGCTGGATAGTTTGACGGTAAACCAGAATCGAATACCTGACTCGGATTGTATCCACAAGTCGTATTCACCCATCCAGATTGATTGGGTTGAACAGCATACTGTTTTCTATTTTGCTGTGTTGTTAATGGCGCATCAAACCTCTCTAGGCTCGGTGCATACACTACATTTTCAGCAGGAAGAGGTGATACGATACGACCTGATTCAAATCTCTCTAGGCTCGGTGCATACACTACATTTTCAGCAGGAAGAGGTGATACGATACGACCCCTGTTATAATTTTCAATGTTACCACCAACTACAGTTTCAATTTTCTGTTTTTGTTCTGGTACAAGTTTAGCATCATCACCAAGATATCCGCAGCATGTTGAAATCGCATATCCTGATGAATACATGTCTTCCTGCGCACTTGCTTTATTCACATAGGAGTTGTTTACCAGATTATTATCTCTCCAATATTCAAGATCCCACGATGGAGGAGCAACAACAGGAGGTTTTAAAGTGTTTGGATTCGCGTGATAAGTTCCACCAAACTCACCCGTCGACAAACGCTGATTCATCCCGACCGAAAATTGAGGATGCTGATCAATATTAATTTCGTCATTACAAAAGGGTAATATTTCATCAGTATGAACGATAGTTTGAACACGATTCCCGACAACTTTACTCGTCGAAAACTGACTCGCATTGACAGGTGGACCGAGTTGCGTTCTGCTCACGAATTTTGAAGTTGGGGGTGTATAGTATTCAATTGTAAAATTCTCAGTTCTTTTTTTCATTGCACTTCTTTGTATATAGTAAATAATAATAATAAATAGCAGTGAAATAATAATGAATTCAATGCTATATTTAAATTCGAATAAGAGCATTATCACATAGATTATGAATATCAGTCTTGAAATCGAATTCAGTTGTTCTTCCGTGCTCATATTGGACAGCGGTATTATTTGAACAGATGAAAAAAGTGAACCAAAATTTTCAATCCAAAATGTGTCATCCATTTATTATAAAAATGAAAAATATATTTACATTAACCTTGTTGTAAAATGAGTAAGAAAAATTTAGAACGATACGTATTTTCCCTTGTCGGTATCAATCTTGAACGAGTGAACCAAAAATATGGGATCGGAGTCTCAACTTTCTCCAACACAGAAGAGATGCCTCAAAACACGACGAAAATTGACGATTTAGAAAAGCCGAAAAAGGTATTCGAGACAATATCATTTTTAGACGAATCGAAAAGGATGCGGAAATGCAATGTATCAATGGTTGATTTGAATCCCAGAAATCCTGCTTGCAAAGGAGGTTACAAGTGTTACTGGTGTAGGAACATGGTTCCGCAGAATGTATTCCCAATTGGCATACCTGTTCGTTACATTCCAAACAAGGCTATTAAGAAATACCACTCAGAAATCACCAAAGATATTTATACGATCAGCGAGCCGATAACACTAAATAAATCTAAAATTCTCAAGGAAAGAGACGATCCTCGTATCAAAATCGAGCCGAATAATTCCTATCTTACAGATGGGGTTGTCTGTTCATTTAACTGCATGATATCCTTTATTAATGACAATAAGTCGGATCCGTTATATGAGGAATCTGAATTCCTCGCCCTTCAACTTTACGAAGAACTGCATGACCAAAAGACGGAAATAATCCCAGCTCCTCATTGGAGAACTCTTAGCGAACATGGAGGTCATCTCACAATTGAAAAATTCCGTGACACATTCAACAAAATCGAATATGTAGATTATGGGATAATCTCTTCTCGTTCTATTGGAAGACTCTACGAAAGTCGGATGAAATTATAAATTGAAATTTTTTTCAGAATCTTGAAAAAAATCAATGTGTATCATCTGTGATAATGAATATGATGTTGAAATAATACATCTCAATTGTGAATCTTGCCTAAATCTCACTTCCATTCCGGATACTCTTGTTAATGTAACACATCTCAATTGCTCGAAGTGTCCAAATCTCACTTCCATTCCGAATACTCTTATTAATATAGACTATCTCAATTGTTCAGAATGTCCAAAAATCACTTCAATTCCTTCCACCCTTGTTAATGTAGTTACTCTCTGTTGTTGGGTTTGTCCGAATCTCACTTCCATTCCTGACACATTTGTTAATCTGCTATCGCTTAATTTTTCCTATTGTTCAAATATAACTTCCATTCCAAATACATTTGTCAAACTAACAGATCTCTATTGTTACGACTGTCCAAAATTCGCATCCATTCCTGATACTTTTGTGAAACTCCACTATCTGGAATGTAATTATTGTCCAAAACTCACATCCATTCCAGACACCATTGATGATTTGATTGAACTCAATTGTTCACATTGTCCGAATCTCATTTCAATTCCAGTTATAGACTGTTATGAATTTAATTGTTCATATTGCCCTTGGTTGAATTCATGTCTTAATCGTGACTATAAGGAAAACGTGGAGAAGTTCAAGAAAGATTATGATTCGCTTTTTTCATCTTCTCTTTCTCCTTTCCTGATTCAGAAGATTGTGAAGTTTCTCATTCCTGTCCAAATCTAAATTGAAATTTTTTTCAAGATTCTGAAAAAAAAGTAATGTGTATTATCTGCGATAACAATCACGATCCTGAAATGATCAAACTCATTTGTTCGAATTGTCCAAATCTGACTTCAATCCCAGACACCCTTGTTAATCTTGTAATTTTGTATTGCTGGAATTGTCCAAATATGAGTTCAATCCCAGACACCCTTGTTAATCTGACAGAACTCTATTGTTATAACTGTCCAAAAATCACTTCCATTCCAGACACCCTTGTGAATCTGACAGATCTCAATTGTTCGAATTGTCTCGAACTCACTTCGATACCAGTAGAAATGAGTAAAATCACGCATCTCTATTGTTATAATTGTCCAAAACTCACTTCGCTTCCAGATACATTGTATAACTTGACACTTCTCAATTGTTCCGATTGTCAAAAACTCACTTCCATTCCAAACAGTATTATCAACCTAACGCGTCTCTATTGTTGGAATTGTCCAAAGATCACTTCCATTCCATCTACTCCTGTGAATCTGATACATCTTATTTGCTGTTATTGTCCAAGAATCACTTTCATTCCAGAAATGCTTGTTGAACTGACAAACCTCTATTGTTCTCATTGTCCAAATCTTATTTCGATTCCAATTTCAATGAATATCATTCATTTTGAATTCGATAATTGTCCTTGGTTGAATTCAATTCACAATCCTGACTACGAAGGCAATGTGAAGAAGTTTAAGGAAGACTATGATTCGCTGTTTTCAACTTCTCTTTCTCCTTTCCTTGTTCGTAAGATTGTGAAGTTTCTAGTTCCAATCAAAATAAATTGAATTTTTTTTCAAGAATCTTGAAAAATCAAAATGTGCATCATTTGTAGAGATGATTATGACCCTGAAACTTTGACAGAACTTGATTGTACTGGTTGTTACCTCACTTCCCTTCCTGATACTCTTGTGAATCTAACAGAACTTAGATGTTCTTATTGTCCAAATCTCACTTCCATTCCAGATACTCTTGTGAATTTAACAAAACTCTACTGTGATAATTGTTTAAAAATCACTATCAACACCAACCTTATTAATCTAACACATCTCTATTGTTGGGGTTGTCCAGAAATTACTTCTATCCCAGATACGCTTGTTAATCTAAAAGTTCTTAATTATTTCTATTGTTCAGAACTTACTTTCATTCCAGATACTCTTGTTAATCTAACATATCTCATTTGTTCTTATTGTCCGAAACTTACTTCCATCCCAAATACCCTTGTGAATCTGACATATCTTGATTGTGAAAAATGTCCAAATCTCACTTTCATTCCAGATACCTTTGTGAATCTAACAGAACTTAGATGTTCTTATTGTCCAAATCTCACTTTCATTCCGGATACGTTTGTCAATCTTACAAGACTTGATTGTAGGTATTGTCGGGATATCACTTATATCCCAGATACGTTTGTCAATCTGACAAGTCTCTATTGTCATCATTGCCCAAGAATCGTTTCTGTTCCAGATACCCTTGTTAAACTGACAAGTCTTGATTGCCATTGTTGTAAAAGAATCGTTTCTATTCCAGATGATACCCTTGTGAATCTGAAATACTTCGACTTTTACAAGTGTCCTTGGTTAAATTCGCATCACAATCCTGAATACGAGAAAAACGTAAAGAAGTTTAAGGAAGACTATGATTCTCTTCTTTCATTTTCCTTTTCTCCATTTCTAACTCAAAAAATTGTAAAGTATCTTGCATCAATCGAAATCTAAATTGAATTTTTTTTCAGGAATCTTGAAAAAAATAATTATGTGTATCATCTGTAGAAATGAATACGATCCTGAAATGATGAATCTTGATTGTTCCTTTTGTCCAAATCTCACTTCCATCCCAAACACCCTTGTGAATCTGACATTACTCTGGTGTACCTCTTGTCCAAAACTCACTTCCATCCCAAACACCCTTGTGAATCTTACAGAACTTGTTTGTAGAAGTTGTCCAAAACTCACTGTCATTCCAGATACCCTTGTTAATCTCGTAACAATTGATTGTTACAATTGTCCAAAACTCACTTTCATTCCAGATACGTTTGTGAATCTGATGAAACTTCTTTGCGCGTTTTGCACAAAGATCACTTCGATTCCAGATACTCTATTAAATCTAACATTTATTAATTGTTTTGATTGTCAGAAACTTACTTCCATCCCAGATACCCTTGTAAATCTTACATATCTTGATTGTTCCGATTGTCCAAAACTCACTTCCATCCCATATACCAAATTAGAATATATCTATTGCAACAATTGCCCTTGGATGAACTCGCCTCATAATCCGGACTATGAGAAGAACGTGGAGAAGTTTAAGGAAGACTACAATTCTCTTCTTTCAAATCCTCTGATTTCTCCCTTTCTATCTCAAAAAGTTGTGAAGTATTTATTTCCTTGCGAGATACCAGTTTTTCAGAACAAAGTAGCTGAACATGAAGAGAAGGCATTTCAAAATTAAAAGCATATAAGGAGATGATTCTGCGGATGGTACGAATCGAATGATAAGGCTGTCGAGCTGACTAAATGAAAAAATTATAAATAAGATTCCAACTATAAGTACATCCTTGCTATTCGATAGAAATTTATTCACAGCTCCTTGTTTTTCTCGAAAAAGAGTATCGAGAATCTGAATTTCTGTATGTGAAGGTGCAAGCTGATCTATGGGTAGTCCATCAATGCTGTCTCCGATCGTATCATAAGAAACTTGGCTAGACATTTTTCTTCTTCTAAATATCATTTTAAGTAACATATCTATACTTAAAAAAATGACTCTAAGCATTTCAAAATTACAAAATCTACTCATTGAAAAGGGATACGTTCCAAATAAATATTTCACAATGGACGGAACCTGTTTTTACATTGAAGTCTTTTCAATCAAGACTGCTGATATTTTTTTCCTATACATCCCTTCTAAATATAATTTTCGATTGGAAGGTGTTGATAACATCTTTAAGCTCAAGTTTGTCAAGGTTGCGGGTGGTGAAAATACTGAAGATTACACAGGGGCTCCAAACAATGATAATCTAGCCGAAATATACGGGTCTGAACCTATTAATTTAACTATTGACAAAGAGAAGCTTCGGGAACATCTCGAAGAAAATTACAAGTATCAAATTTTTCTCAATGAAATTTCAAAGGAAGATTCTGTGGATTTAAAAGCGATTTATCGACAGGTTTGCAGGTTGAAATTTTGTGTTCAAAATATCAACTACAAATTGGGTGTAATGTATAAAAATTATATTACATCTATCCAAAGGGATGATACGGTTGAATGTATGTTCGTTAAACATTACTCTCGTGATGACACAAAAAAACTGATGATTATCGTGGACTTGGAAACGTTCTATGCAAACAGCAACAAGATAATGGAAGACGTTAAGATTGTAAGAACAAGTGTGTACAAGGTACTCGAAAAGAATCAGGGAATGCACACACGTGTTATTGAACAGATAATGGAAAATAACCAAGACATTGCAACCATCCCTGATAAAGCTCATGAAAGAAAAGAGTATTACGATACCTTGATTGACAAGCTTGAAAATATGTTGTTGATTATGAACAATGCAGATGAAGAGGCGCATCTTAAAATCAACATTCTAAACGAGGGACAGCGAAATCTACAAACAGACATTTCAAATTCCCATCAGCGTTCAATACTTGAAAAGGAAATTGACAAGATTGTTCGAATCAAAACAGAGATAACAAAGAATATGATATCACTCCAAACCAAACGTGAAACTACCATATTGGATATTGATAAGATTATGTTTGACAATACAATTATGCTTGACAGAATGCTGAAAAATTTTGTAAAACTCCGAGAGTTTTTTTCAAATTGAAATTTTTTTTCAAGAATCTTGAAAAAAAAAATATGTGTATAATCTGTAGAAATGAATACGATTCTGAAATGACGTATCTTAGTTGTCACGCTTGTTTGAATGTGACTTCAATTCCAAACACTCTTGTGAATCTAACAGAGCTTGAGTGTTTTTCTTGCCCAAAGCTCACTTCAATCCCAGAAACCCTTGTGAATCTGACAGATCTCAATTGTTGGGGATGTTTAAATCTCACTTCTCTTCCGAAGACTCTTGTTAAGTTAACAAAGATTGACTGTTCCTACTCAAATATCACGTCAATTCCAGACACCTTTGTTAACTTAACAAGTCTCAACTGTTCTTGTTGTAAAATGTTCACTTCAATTCCAGATACCCTTGTGAATCTAACAGAACTTTATTTCTTTTCAAATGTCATCACTTCTCTTCCAGATACTTTAGTAAATCTGACAGAAATCGATTGTTCTGATTGTCCAAAACTCACTTCCATTCCAAATACCCTTGTGAATCTTACAAAACTCTGGTGTCCCTCTTGTCCAAAGCTCACTTCTATTCCAAAGATTCTTGTGAATCTAACATACATTGATTGTTGTTGCTGTCTAAATCTGTCTTCAATTCCAGAAAAGATTGATAATTTAACTATCTATTGTTCAGATTGTCCTTGGTTAAATTCACAGTATGAAAAAAATATGAAGAAGTTCAAGAAAGACTATGATTCTCTACTTTCATCTCCTCTAATTTCTCCCTTTCTCACAAGAAAGATTGTAAAGTTTCTCATTCCGATCGAACTTTAAATTGTGATTTTTTTCAAGAATCTTGAAAAAAATCAATGTGTAAGGTAATTATGATCCTGAAATGAAAACTCTTAATTGTAACGAATGTCCAAATCTCATTTTCATTCCAGATACTCTGGTTAATCTCACACAACTCATTTGTGCCTATTGTCCAAAACTCGTTTACAATCTTGCGAATTTAATGAGAGAATCGATTGTGAAGACGTTCAAGTGGCTAAATTTGATTTATCCATTTCTCATTCGGAATGTTGTCAAGTATTTAAAAATTGAAAAATAATCTAATTTTAGAATCTATTGTATGTCACGCCTAACTTCTCCTTTATTTGTAATTGCAGTTGCATATTTGTATGTCGGTGTTATTGGTATTGTATTTTACACTGAAAATTTTTACACTAATAATTCCTTTTTTTCATGGGGACCTCCGGTCAAGTTTTTCAACACGACAATTCTAACTTATAAATCCTTTTACACTCTTCAGATTCTAATTTTTTTTCACCAGATAGTGAACAACATGGTAAATAGCGTTGTGTATCCTTGGATTTTGAATTCAGTTCAAGACCCTAAAAATCGAGTTATGCAATATCCTAACTGGGTTTGTATATTCCTTGTTAACGCGTTCGACCTCTACAGTGAATTAGATATGATTTTAATCATTATGGGATTCACTTCGCAGATTTCCTTCATTGTTACAATCGTTTCTGCAAATCTAATCACAAGTACAATTATCAATTGGAAATACTTGCTATCGAAGCAAGAATGTAGAATTCCTTTTGCTAATTAAAGTTTATCTATCATAAATAAATGATAGTTAACGACCAAGAAATCACTATTTATGAACTGGATACTGAGCAGAAAATTATAGTTCGTATTGCGTCAATACTCAACACTATTCCAAAATATTTGTACTTTCCAAATGGGGGAAGTGTTGATATGACGCAATCAAGCGTGAAAGTGATTGACATCTTGTCATTGATTAAGAAAAATGCGAAGAAATCAATGGATTTTCCTACTTTCCTAACGAGTATAGAAGGCAAGATTGGGAATTTGAATGTTGAAACCGACTTGTTATATCCTTGGTTAGCTTATAATATGGAGATGGAAAATTTAGCTCGCTATAATGAGTCTATTATAATTATTCAAGCTGAGCCATTGGTTAAGAATGGATATTTCTCAACTATTGTGGACTTCCAAAGATTTTGGTCAACACAAAGATCAGAAATCAAGTCTGGTTTAGAAGAAAAAGTTAAAGCTAATTACAATCAAAATAAAAGAGCTGAAAAGCTTTACGAGCCATTTGAAAAAATTGAAGAAGGAATTGTATACACTGATTTCGTATCCGATCGGCTCTCTTTCCAAATCACTCTTGATTTCAAAGAACTCACGATCCTTGAGATTTTTAATTACATTCGTCTGAACGAGAATGTCCCATTCGCAACCGTTAATAAATACTATAAAATCTTGAACAACTATATACCGTTTGACGAATGGGTAAAAGAGAGCAATGAGAATCTATCTCTGAAAGTGTGTGAAAGGCCTCGTGCAAGTCTTGAAAGGTATAAGGATTATGTCAATGTTGATGTTGGTGTTGAAAAAGATGTTGTACTTGCAACGATGAAAATAATAACAGAAAGAGGATACTTGTCAAAGGATCAGTTCATTGAACGATTCTTAAACGTGTTTGGGATGAATGTAAAATACAGCAATTTACAAGAGACAGAGATGATTGGAATATTCCAATTCCCCTTGACTCGTATCAATACATATGTGCTGTCAGATTTGATTATGAACGACTCTCTTTTCTCAAGTTTAATCACCGTGAATGAAAGCGCAAAGGCTACAAAGAAAAAGATAGATAACAATCAACCATGGCTGTATCTATACTTTCAGCATCCTAGCACTGGAAATATTCATGCTGGAATTTCACAAAAGATTGCAGATCGTGGAAATATTGAACTTCGAGAAACCGATCCGGACATTTTTCCTCATAGTGAGCCTTATATTCGTGTTCGCATTCGTGGAAAAAATCTGAAATCAATCCAAAAATTCCAAGAGATATTTTCAAAATTAATGATTCTCTATGAGAAAAAATACGATGAGATTGTTAATTTCTATACAAAATATATTCCTACGTTTGGAACGATTAATGAATTCCAACTCCCTCCTCGTGAAATGAAACCAGATATGATTGCCCCTGAAGTTTTCGTTCGAAATTACACTCGAAGTTGCAGTGATAATCGAATGACAACTATCGTCAGCAAAGATCAGGCGGGAGACCATGAAACAATGCTGTTTCCGCGCTCAGCAGGTGACCATTCTGTAGAATATCCAAGTGATGGAAAGAATCAACAGTATTACGTGTGCTTAAATCCAGAGTATCCGTATACTAGTATACAGCATAATAACTTGGAAAATTCTGAAGACTACCCTTTCATTCCGTGCTGTTTCAAGAATAAACAGAATAAGAAAAATAGCTTGTATAGGCAGTATTTCTTTGATGAGGAAATAGAGCTGAAGAATAAGAAACAACAAGATTTCATTACAACAGATAAGATATTATTAGCGGGGCAATACGGGTTCTTACCTGAACCTGTTACAAAAATGTTTGAAATTCTTGATTCCGATTCCAACTACAAGTATATTCGAAGTGGAGTTCCTCGAAGTCAATCAAGCTTCTTATTTGCAGTCGCAGTTGCCCTGAATGACCAAACAGGAATATTGGAAATGGACAATGATGAACAAGAAAATTGGTTACAATCTATTCGGGAAGAGATGGAAACTACTCCTGTACGTGCTCTTTCTCGACAATGCGATTATAATATCGACCTTGATCATCCAATTGGAGACATGACCCAATACTTAGACCCGAATCATTATGTTCAAGTTTTAGAAGGGTATTTCGACTGCAACATATACCTGTTTAATAAAGAAAGGTTATTCCTACCTAATTTTACACAGAGTTACTACAAGAAGCTAAATAATTCGAGATGCATATTTATCTATGTTCACAGCGGGAGCGAATCTGACCGTGCAAAATATCCTCAATGTGAAGGTATTTTAAGATGGAATACAAAAAATGAAAACGATGTTCAATTTGCGTTTGATTACAACCAAGCTATTGGAAAAAAGGTGAATCAGATATTTGAAGCGATTCGGAAATCATATTCTCTTAATAATCCCGTACCCGAGACAGAGATGATATTGGCTTCAGAATTAAAGTTGATTTCACAATACGCAGATGCATATGGAAAGACTCGTCAAATCAATATTGAATATGATTCAGAGAAAATAACGATTCTCACATCCCCGCGTCCGCAGTTGATATGTCCAATCACGAATCAACCAGAATTGTGGAAGACAGATTCGAAAACAGCTCTTGCTTTCTTTGAAAAATCGGGTGCAACCGTTCTTTCTCAAACAATTTTTAACGGAAAGGCAAGGGAGATTAACGCCATTTCTGGAACTGTAAAATTGACGATTCCGATCAATGATGAAGGGAAATTGAAAAGAATTCCTGTATCAACAGAAGGAATGCATTCAGTCGAATCTGAATCTATTAGCGATATGGAAATCTATAATCAAAACAAGAAATTTGCAAGATACATAACTGAATATACATTCTGGATGTTTTCAAAATATATTTCAGGAGAAAAAGTTATTACAGACAAGATTCTCCAGAAATTTGGAAAGAAGAATATGACCATTATAAAGGATTTTAAATATGTAGATATTAAAAAGCGATTCTCCCTCTCGGAGAGTGGTGTAATAAAAGATGGAAAACTGGTAGTAACATCAATTGATATGTACAAACGACTGCTGTACGTGGTAAAACTCTATAGCATTCGTGATTTGAAGAGTCTGCTCTCATATTCTGAAAGAAAGGATATTTCTCATTATTATGAAGATATTACAGACTTTATGCAGTACGCGAATCAGATTATATTATACGGGGAGCAGGCTCTTGACAATTGGATTCACGAAAATCGCACAATCTATACTCTGAAGAAGGAAATTGAAGTTGGAACAAAGATGCCTTATTTCTTTAAAAATAAATTAATTGAAGACAAGGTCTTTCTTGCACAGAATTCAAAAAATCTTAAACACGCGATTGCAATTGCGAACAATTGGAATACGAAAGGGTACAATATTGGAAATGATACACAAGAAAATGAGGAGTTGTACAATTTCACATTGTACAACTATCAAAATGAAAACACAATTACTGTTCAAAATATCACGAATTCAAAGGAATCTACACATCCGATACGCATAATTGGATACAAGTTACAGAGTAATCCATATTACACTACATTGCTTGATTTAGATCAATCGTGAGGATCACCAACAACTGTTTTTCCTTCCTTACTCATATACCAAGTATGATCATTCTTGCACATACGATCTTTAAAATCACAGTCACAAGCTAATACAGCCTTTTCCTTGCATACTGGACAGAACATTGCCAATAGTTCTATTTTTTCTCGCTCCATATCAGAGGAAAATGTTTTATACGGGTCATACACGGATGCGACATATGGATCGCCTTCCTTTTCTGAATACACAGAGTATACAGATTGCTGATTCGATGCCTTGTCATCAGGATGAACGTATCCCATTTTTGACAGCCTATCATCGATTGATTGACGCATATTTTCAGGGTCCATTTTGATTTATTTATGCATGTATTTAAATAAATAATCGTATTTATAAAATGGATGAATCGAAGAAAATTTCACATTTTCGACAGACTATTAAGGAACAGTTTAAGGAGATTGCATTATTGAAATCGGAAAAATCAGTACTCGAAGCCACCATTCGAAATTTAGAAGCGACACAGGTCATTGTTGTTCAGCCGGAAGCCCTATTTCAAGAAGAGCCAAAGAAAGGGTGGTTTTCATCTTGGTTCTGAGTTTAATTTCGAACAGAAATTAAACGAAGCTAATCGAGTTTAATTTCGAACAGAAATTAAACGAAGCTAATCGAGTTTAATTAATCCAATTTATAACAGAAATTGGATCTATTCCATCTCTACATTAGCTAGAATGTGAGTATAGATGTACCAGCCCAATACGAGGAACTTTGTCAAGTCATCATCAAGTAATTCAGTGTCTTCCTTGAACAAGTAAGACATGAAAAACTCTCCTACCATTTTACTCTGTTCTGGTGTTAGCTGATTGTTATCTATCTTGTCTGCAAGAGCTCGTAGAAATTGTGGCAGTAATTTGTTAGAATTCATAACCTTTTCTTTATAGAATTTTTTCTATAAGTCGTTGAAAAACTTTTAATTTTTTCGGATTGTCTTGATTATAATAAAAATGTCTTTATCAAATTACACTCGTATTGAAAACACTGTAGTATCTGGTTCATCACTAGTATCAAATCTTTCCGGCGCTGATGTAAATGCAATTAGATTCCAATCTAAAGTTACTAAAAATGATACAATCACCCTGACAAATACTGGATATAACTTGACATCCTTCGATTTTGTCGAAGCAGTTGTCAGTAGGCAACTTGTTAATGGTGTTGGATTAACAGCATCGCGCGCTCTTTATCTTGGGCCTGATGCAGCTTCACAGGCTGCTGCTTATGTACTCATGTTTGATCTTGCAAGCGGTGTTGGTGCTAAAATTCTTCTGAACTTCGAAGTGACTGATGCAACAAATGCGGCTAACGCCGTGACTCTTGCTAATGGAGTTGTAGGCACTGCTGGTGCAACTAATACTTACGTAAAGGTACTAAATGATACCTTGACCACATCTTACACCCAACCGCTTTTTGCAGCATCTGCAGTTTCTGGAACCCACAAGACTGTGGAAGTCTGGGCTACGAATGTCACAGAAGGATCAGAGGCAGTTTCCTTCAATGTGCTTTCTTCAATTGGAAACTAAATTATTTATTTGTACACTACAAATAAATCTAAATAAGCTTCGTAGATTTCAACACACCATAATGTTTTTGAAGAATCACAAAGTCTTCCTGTTTTCCACCCTTGTCTGGATGATACTTTAAAGCAAGTGCTTTGTATCAGTTTTTGATTTCTTGGACAGAACTGGAAGTGAAAAATACTTATAAGCATCATTCAAAGGTGTAGGTTGTGTGAAAGGGTTCCAACCCTGACTCCAATTATAATTGGTATACGTGTGGAATTTGTGTTTAGCCTTCTTTTCACCACCATGACACCAGCAAAATGCGATTCCTTTGTCGCATTTCTTCTTAATGTGCTGTAAAAACAGGATTATTACATGTTGGGTAATTAGGATTCGCTCCAACGTGCTTTTCACACAGTATTTTGAACATAAACTTCCTGTCTTTGAATAACACGGACATTTCCCTATAGGAATGAGGAGTGGCTTGTTCAAACAGATTTTTACGTGTAGTTTTCGTCCGTAGTTCTTGAGTTGAGCAATCGTGAGAAGGTTGGTTAACATATCAACCGTCACACCATCCACCGCAAGAGATCCGTATTGTGCATACGTGGTAGGCGGAATATACATTTATTTTCCAAATGAATGTGTTTAAACGAATCATTTTTAAAATTTTTTTAAAAATTGTTCTTTAATAAATGTCTTCATCGAATTACACTCGTATGGAAAATACTATCGTATCTGGATCTTCCTTGTTATCGAATCTTATGCAAGGATATGATTATATGGACCTTCAGTTTCAAGCGTCCTTAAATAGAAATCCAATCATTGACCTTACAGCTACAAACAAACTATTAACTGCTGCTGATTGTGTTCAGGCAGTTGTTTCTACACAGCTTGTGAATGCTTCTACAGGTCCAGTACATTACTTATATACTGGTACTGATAGCGCTTCACAAGCGGCATCGTATATCAATCTTTTCGACCTTGCTTCTGGTTTAGGAAGCAAAGTTTTACTTCATTTCCAACTTGCAACGAACGAATCAAATGACATAGTTTATTTTGGTGCAACTGGCTCAACTAATACAAATTGTTACACACTTCTTAGTGGAACATCAACAGGGCCGACCAATATAATGTTTGCTGGCCCAAGCAGCACTGGAGCAGCAAACGTCGGAACTGCTGGTGCAATCGCAACTGTTGAATGTTATGCTCTAAACGTAACAGAAGGCTCGGAAGTTGTAATTTTCAATATTCTTGGTCTTGTAAGTAACTCTTAAATATAATTTTCTCAAAAAATTATATTGCACATAAATAAATGTCTTCGTCAAATTACACTCGTATTGATAACACCACTATATCGGGTTCTGCGTTATTGGCAGGATTATCTGGTTTAGATGTTAACGCTCTTAACTTTCAGGCCTCATTAAATAGAAATCCTATAATCACTTTAACAGGTATTGATTATGATCTTACATCTGCTGATTATGTTCAAGCTGTTGTTGACGCCCAACTTGTAATTGGTTCTGGATTAACGGCTGCTCGTTCACTTACAGTTGGAACCGATAGCGCTGCACAAGCAGCAGCATACATAGCAATGTTCAATTTAGTGCATCCGGCTGTCAAAGCTGTTCTGTCGTTCCAAGTAAGCCAAGCTACTAATGCTGGTTTCGCTGTTGCTCTTAAAGGGGGAGCAACATCTAATAATATTAAAATTCTCCTTGCTAATGCTTCCTCTGCTGCGACAAATCAGTTGTTCGCCGCATCAGCAGTAGCGGGAACTATCAAACAAGTCGAAGTCTCGGCTACAAATTTTACACCGGGGTCGGAAGTTGTACAATTCAACATACTCGCAACCGTCGGATAAAAAATGAATTTAATTTCAAGTTGAAATTAAAAGTATGACCCTAAAAATCTCACTTCAATTGAACGATAATAAGTGTCCAAAACTTATTGTGAACTAATTCACAGGGTCCAACATACTGGAACCGAATCCAAAAGTATAGTACAAGAGTGCGTAAGATGCAATACTCGCCACAAACGTGAATAGAAAGGTGTATAAAAGACTCGTAGTATTCGTCTCTTGTTTGATGTCTTCCGTATCCTTATCCTTATCCTTATTCCATGACGAATAAGTATCGTATCGTCCTTTGATAAAGAGAGCAGAGACCATAATGAGAGCTGATGCAAGAGCGTTTAACACGAATGCTTTGATGTGATTGGTTGCTCGAAATTCAATGATAGTCATTTATTAAATGAGATTTATTTCATCCTTCGATATGTATTATTTTTCCCAACACACGTTGAAGAGTTTTTTGAGCACTCTGAAATAAATTTGCAACATTCTCTCGATGAAGTATTTTTATAATCAGAAATCTTGTCATCGAAGAATTTGGGTTTGATCAGAACTCCGTATCGAATTTCATTGTCCTTTCCGTATATTATCTTGTCAGGAGATTCGGTACTCGCATCAATCATATCAGCTATGAATTCCTTCCCGTATACCATTGTTGGGTCAACGAGGATTATTCTTGTATTTGATTCAGGCTCTCTTAGAACTGTTGGAATTAGAGAGCCAGTGTCTCCATAGTCTTTATTGTAACCGTATACCGTCACAATATCTTTTAACGTTACCAGAACTGTCTTCATATCGCTATAAGGAATTGTGAGAGCGATATCATCAACTCGTGTTGTTTGGTCGAGTATTGAATTCAAGAAAGGCTTTATTTTTTCAAGCTGTTCCTTATTGGCTGTGAAACTTACTACAATTCTGTCTCGTGATTTGGGAATATTCCTGTATTTTTCCACGTACATCCCTGTCGAGTCAATATGCATGTTGAAATAACGAAGAATACCGTAGTATGAAATAAACATGTAAAACAGTGCAAGAATGGAAATAATCAATGAAAATATTATTAAACTCTTTTTTGCCATTTTATTTATAATAAAATGATAACTATTCACCAGAATAATTTTGTTCCATATAGTTCTATCAAAAATTTTAGCAATACGAGTGTGTTCTATAAGAAACTTTTCACACCAGTAATGATTGAATCAGGAAATTTACTCTCTCTTATCGTTGGTCTCGCTCACCTCACAGGAAAGATATACACACCCGAGCCAAGTGAATTTGGTTCAGTCGTCTGTATCTTTCTTCAAGACGAGACAATAGTGGTAAAAAACCGAAAGACTGGCTTGAAAAATGAGATAGTTGGAAATCTGGGTGATGTGTGTGTTTTCGGCTCTCTTTTCACAGAAGAATGGAAAATATACAAGTGTAAAATATGCTTATTCCTGACTGAAAAAAATCCTCTTTCATACATCTATCTGAGTATCAATCATCGATTAAAATATGGAGCTGAAATTAAAAAGGAATTGGGAAGAACAAATGAATTACCAATTTGGAAGCAATGCATTCAAGATCAGATTGATTCGGGTGTAATGATTGGGAAAGGAAGCTATGGGAATGTTTACAAAGCTAATATTAATGGAAATGCATTCGCAATCAAGTTATCCAAGTTGAAAGAAGATGCATTGAAAAATCCTTTTGGAAGAGATTCTTCTTCTTGGTTTGAGGTGCATTTCCTACGTCAAGTTCTCAAGCCTCTTATTCAAAAGAATATATGTCCGAATCTTCCGCTTATATACGATGCTTTCGCATGTGACAATTGCAAGCTGAATATAAATGATGAAAGTGTTCAAACCCCGTGCGTTATAACAGCAATTGAACTCGCATCAGGGAATCTTAAACAGTATGTGAGAGATTCGAAACCGTCAACGAGTGAATTGTATTCTTGTATATTTCAGATTATGGCTTCTCTTCACACAATTCAATCATATGGTCAGATTATGAACTATGATGTCAAAAAGGAGAACATTCTCTATTACAATGTGGAGGCCGGAGGTTACTGGCAATATAGAATACACGGAATTGATTTTTACGTTCCTAATTTTGGAAAGTTGTTCATTCTTAACGATTTTGGAATTTCAAGAAGCATGTCTCCTAAATTTATTCTGTATAAAAATAAAACAGAAAAATTCTTCAAACTCGGTTCGAGATACGCAATTGTAAAAAATGGAAAGTTTGAGCCAATGAACGCAACGAGCAATGGCCACTCTGAAATGGTGAAATGGGATGATGGTACAGAAAGCAAAGGATGTGAATTCTCTCTCGCAAAAGAGACAGAGAAGGTTACTCGAAACAGAGCTGATATTGACGTAGAATATTTGAAAACAAAGGGATGCAGTATAAATTCAATGACGAAAAAGTTTTTTGAATGTCCTGAAGTAATTCCCCCATTTGAATTCTACAATGATACACAAGATGCAATAAGAATGTTTATCGGTGGGAAACGATCTACACAACGAGGCACTCATCGCAAGTATCCTTGTGTGACGAATGAGCTGGATTCTCAACTTCGCAAATATAATGGAGTTGGGGAAAGTTCGAAAGATCGCATTTTCTCAAAAAATCCAGCTCAACTATTAGCTGGGTATTTTCTAGTTGATTTTTTCACAGAAAATACAAACTACAGAACTATGCCAAGTACAAATAAATTAAGTACACATATAATAAGTTAAACATTTTCTAGCGATAGATAAATGTCAATATCTTATCACGGTGTCGTTGGACATACCAGCAGGGTAACTCTACCAAGTGTAGATATGTATAATATGAATATGAATATTCTTCGCGATCCTCCGAAGGGAATTCAAACAAGACGCATAGATAAAGTTGGTGAAATATCAGATATCACCCAGATGATTCAGGAATCTGGTGATCGTGTATGCGAGGGAATTAGCGTGTATGCGAGAGGTCAGAATCCAATGGTAGCCGTTTCGTATAATAATTCTGGAAGTCAATCAATACAGACTGGAGGAAGTCGAAATGTTGGTGGACAATCTTACTTACCGTATCGAATTCTGACAGGAGGTGCTTTCAGACCTCCCGCAAGAGACCAAAGAGATTTGCTTCCCTTGTCAAGATTACCTCGTGTTTGGACCTCGTCTTATTCGCAACCGGGCTTTGCAGATTTTTCAAAGAAAGCAATGGTTGCAGGTACTGATTTGAATACGAAAGGTGTTAAAACGCCCGGTCAAATGTTGAAGCCTTGTGCTCATCCAACTGCAACATTCAGGCTCGAAACTCCAATTGTTGAAACATACGAGGTGAGAAATGTGATTCGAAACCCTGAGCATATTTATGGCTTTAGTGGAATCACAACGCAGACACGAGTCAATGGTGTTCGTGGTGAAGCAACTCAAGAAATTATTGAGCAACCGATGCATGTTGATGTGAATATGAATTTGGGAAATTCTCGAATGCAAAGGAATATTGACATATCGAACTTCGACACGAGTGGCTATACACATGAATCGATGAAGGGACACGTTATGTCTAACGCATCGAGAAATATCCAATCCGTACCAGTATCTGTTCTTGATACTGATGGGAATATTAAGAATTCGATGAATATAACATATGACACGAATCACGTAACGTATACCAAACAAGAATACATTCACAATCCAATCGAACTTGAAAATGTATTACCACCCCACGAGGGACATACGAACAAGCGACAGAACATATATCACAAGGTTGTTGAGCCATTTGAAAAAGTTCTTTCTACAAATAGACCATCAACTTCCTGTGTAACTAATATGGGAACTCGTGACAGACAATCGATTGATAACATCACGAATCGTGACTATGTTCTGAAACCTACAATTACTGCCGGAAGCTATAATCCAAATCCAGAAAGGCCAATGTTGGAAAATGTCAACCAACTTCCTGAATTTGATCAGAATCGCGTTGCGAGAAATAAATTTATTCTTGAAATGCAACAAGGAAGAAATTGAATTTAAATTTAAAAAAAATTTAAAAATTAATGAATCTAGATTTTCAAAATGCATGTAAATGTGGTGATTTTTCCTTGGCACAAAATCTGTGGATGTCAGCAGATACACACGATTCTTTTTTAAACGATACTCTATTTATAATAGCTTGTAATCAAAATAATGTTCAACTTGCGGAGTGGCTCTGGGACAAGAGTGTTGAGGTTAATACACCATTCGATATCAACCGCGTATTTCAGGAAACTTGTCAATTAGGTTTCCTACCTATTGTGGAGTGGCTCTGGGACAAGAGCATTGAATTAGGAACTCTTTTCGATGTTCATTTCGAACATAGTATAATATTCACGTTTGAAGAAAAAATCGTGCTCTACTTTCTGAAAAAGGGATACTATCCACTTGGAAATTTTTCTACGCCTCTCCTAACTATTTGGAAATCGGGAAACCATCCTGTGCAAATAGTTAGGAAGAAATTTTCTCCTTTGTTGGTGAAAAATATTGTAAAGTATATTTAGAATTATTTTTGAATTTTAGGTTCCCAATAAGTTGCAAATCCGTCAGCTGTTCGTGTAATTGTAGCAGTCGGTTTTTTATAGACCATTACGTACAACTCATGGAACCCACGTCGTCCCTGCGGGTTAATGTAATCATATCCACGATTATTGTATGCAATACGCGGGATTATGCGCAATCCTTCAAACAATTTTTCAATTTCAGTTTCATTCAGAGAACCGATTTTCCTCAAAGGTGAAATACATGCATAATAAAGTACTTCACATTTGGTGTAATTTCCGCATCCGCTAATGATACATTGGTCCATTAAGAATGATGTTACATTCTTATTCTTATGATTTGCAATTAGTTCTTTCCATACATAGAGATCGAATTCTCGAGACAAAATATCAGGACCAAGCTTGCTAATTATATTGGTCATAGTAGATTCATTCATCGTGAAATGGAGAAGAGCCATCGAACTCGTATTGTGAAACCAGATTTTTTGAAGACCATTTATTTCAACATACCAATTACATTCCTCATCCTCAAAATCTTGCCATCTTCCATTTGCACGTATACTATGAAGAATGTAGCATCTACCATTTTCGTTGTAACATGTGATTACGATTATTTTCCCTTTGCAAAAAACATCCTCAATAAGGAAAGGAAGAAGTTTCTTGAACTTTTCAAATCCCCTTGGTTTAGATTTTTGATTATTAAGAAATTTCCAGTCTGTAATTATGTTATTTTTAAGTTTTTGATTTAAAAAATCTGTAATGAGTTTATACTCTGCAATTTCTGTCATTTATTTCTATGTAGAAATAAATCTAATCTTTAATCAATCTTTAATCACTCATCGTAGAATCATCATCCATTCCGAGAGTTGTCGCTACGAATTTCTTAGTTAACTTTGACATGTCTTCTTCATCGGACGAATCGTCCGATGAAGACTCTACAACCTTGGTAGCTGGAACGCAATCATCATCAGAATCCGAACTTAGAACTGGCCTCTTCTTTACAGAAGGGGCTGGCTCGTCATCAGAATCTTCTGAAGGCTTTACAGGCTTCTTTGCGGGAGTCACCTTCGCTACAGGCTTCTTGGGTGTAGGGGCTGGTGCTGTCTCGTCATCATCCGAGTCTTCTACAGGCTTCTTGGATGCTACTGTTGGCTTCGCTACAGGCTTCTTGGGTGTAGGGGCTGGTGCTGTCTCGTCATCATCCGAGTCATCATCCGAGTCTTCTACAGGCTTCTTGGATGCTACTGTTGGCTTCGCTACAGGCTTCTTGGGTGTAGGGGCTGGTGCTGTCTCGTCGTCATCCGAGTCTTCTACAGGCTTCTTGAGCTCTGTATCTTTCGATTGGTATCCTTCGGACTTCTTCTTTGAAACAGTCTTGTTCATCTCCTTCAAAGCATCATCAGTATTTTCAAACAATTTGGTTTTCGTGTGTCCAGATGACCCAATCTTTCCATAATGAGTGCTAAGGTTGCTTCCAGACAACTTCATCTCATAGAACTTTCCTTCATTTGTAAGATATGAAGAACGGGTCTCCGCCTTGACATCATCGTCGTCCTCTCCATCAGTCTTTGCACCCTCAACTTCAAACCTGAATTGCCACTGCTTACAAAGCTCAATGTCTTCGGGTGTTAGACCGACAACTACCTTTCCATCATATTTGCCAACTACAACACGAACTGGAGGGTTTCCGTCCAAAGTCTTGAATGCAAATCCAGTCTCTTGGTGCAGATGCATATTAAGATCCTTGTTCAATATCAAGACTCTCTGAACGTCCTTACGAGGAGGTGATGAGGGTTTTGAAGTGACATTTTTCATTAGAGGCTTTGGAAGAATTTTCCTCTCCTTTGGCTCCTGCGTCTCGGCCTTCTTATGAAGAGCGCAGAAACGTGAACTCGAATCCTTAATCTTTACAGCACAACTAGTGCCTTTCTTATCACCCTTGATAAAGACGTAAGGACACACTCCTGTGTTGTTCGAGCTCTGCGCACTACTCGGGGCGACGCTGGGACTAACACTTGGACTTTCGCTAGAATCGCTTGGGCTATCACTCACCTGACGAGTTCCCTTGCTCTTCTTATCCTTTAAAGACACTCCAGTCCACATAGTCATCAATTCAGACTTGGTGAAAGATGAATTCTGTTCTACAATTTTTGAAATAAATTTCTTCACATACTTATTTACCTTATTTTCAAGATCTGTTATCAAACACATTTGGATTAATTTCTACTCCGAAAAAATTTTTCATTTTTTTTTCACGCATAAAGAATTACACATAATAAAATAAATGCATAAAAGAAAAACCTATCCATCGATGGAACAAACATATCGTCAGGATACAAAACGGCTACCAAAGCCGAGGTTAAAACTCGAAGATGCCCCCTTGGTGAATTCTCTAAAAGATCTCATTGAGATTGGGAATTCGATCAAGTTTTACAAAAACCTAGATACTATCATGTTATGGAGAATAACTCCCTACTTGCAAGAACTTGATAGAATGGTTGGAATGAAATCTTTGAAAGAGACACTTTTTTACTAGATTATCTACTACATTCAAGGAATGCATCTTCGAAATATAGGGGATGAATATCTTCACACCATAATTTACGGGGAACCCGGCACAGGAAAAACAACAGTCGCTAAAATCATCGGAAAAATATACCAATCTATGAATATTTTATCACCAAATGGAACCTTCAAAATAGCTTATCGTGACGACTTTATCGCTGGATATCTTGGTCAAACCGCAACGAAAACCAAGAAACTTTTAAAGGCAAGTGTTGGAGGTGTTTTATTCATCGACGAAGTATATTCGTTAGCACCACGCAATACAGACAAGGATAGCTTTTCAAAAGAGGCGATAGATACCCTAACAGGCTTTTTGTCTGAACACAAGAACGATTTCTGTTGTATTGTAGCTGGGTATGAAGATGAGATTCGAAATTGCTTTTTCGGGATGAACAAAGGACTTGAAAGAAGATTTCCGTGGATTCATCGAATCGAAAAATATACGTCTGAAGAGCTATATGAAATATTCATGTTAAAAGTAAAAGAAAGTAAGTGGGAAATTGCCTTTAAAAAAGAAGATTTACTTTCTATAATTGAAACGAACAAGAATTTTTTTGTAAATGCAGGAGGTGATATTGAAACTTTCATTAGCAAATGCAGGATGATTCATTCAAAACGTGTTTTCTCTCTGAGTAAAGAGCATAAATTTATTTTTACAAAAGAAGATTTAGAAGAAGCTTTAGCTTTTCTAAAGAAAAATAATACAACAAAGGTGAATGAACCACCCCTCGGCATGTATCTTTAGATCTCGATCGGGATCAGAAACTTCACAATCTTTCGAGATAGGAAAGGAGAAATTAAAGAAGTTGAAAGAAGAGAATCATAGTCTTCCTTAAATTTCTCCACATTTTTCTCATATCTAGAATTGTGAATTGAATTCATCCAAGGACAATTCCAACAACTGATACGTATTAGATTCGTAAGAGTTTCTGGAATTGACGTGAGATTCGGACAATCAGAACACCAGAGATCTGTTAGATTAACAAATGTGTCTGGAATTGAAGTGAGTTTTGGACAATAAGGACAATAAAATCCTGTTAGGTTCACAAATGTATCTGGGATTGAAGTGAGTTTTGAGTAAGAACAACAGAATTGTTTTAAATTCACAAGAGTATTTGGGACGAAGGTGAGATTCGAACAATTCACACAAAAGAGAGCTGTCAAGTTTACAAGGGTTGGTGGAATGGAAGTGATGTTTGGACAATGAGAGCAATTCAAATAAGTTAAATTCACTAGAGTATCTGGAAGTGAAGAGAGTTTCGGACAGTTGGTACAATTCAAATAAGTTAGATTCGTCAGTGTATCTGGTATGAAAGCGAGATTTGGACAATGAAAACAATTGAGGTGGTTTAAATTAACAAGAGTGGGTGGAATCGAAGTAAGATTTATGCAATATGGACAATTAATTTGTGTCGTTTCAGAATCATATTCATTGGTACAGATGATACACATTTTTTTTTTCAAGAATCTTGAAAAAAAAATTTCATTTTAGATTTCGATCGGGATGAGAAACTTTACAATCTTTTGAGTTAGGAAGGGAGAAAGAGAAGTAGAAAGAAGAGAATTGTAGTCTTTCTTAAACTTCTTCTCATAGTCAGGATTATGACTTGAGTACAATTTGAACAAAGAAGAAGACGATTTACACCAACAAAAATATCTGGAATAAAAGTGAGATTTGGGCAAGAGGAACAATCGAGTTCTATCATTTCAGGATCATAATTACCTTCATGTTTTCAAAGAAGTCTTTGAAAATTTCAATTTTAAATTGGTAAGTTTTTATCTTCATCGTAGTCATGAAGTTCATCAGGTTCCATAACGACTGCATTACCAGATTCAATATCATCCTGAAGAGTTCGCTGACGATATCCTTTCCATTTCTTACCTCTTTCAGATGTTCCCCATATCTTGATAAAGTATTCTTCTATTTCGTTCTTCATCGGTACAGTATGACCCGGCAAACTATCACGAAACCAGTCCTTGAATATATTGTAAAGCTCAATAAGTGACAGACACTTGTTCTTATCCACAACAATCGACTCGTCCATAAACTGCTTGTAGATATCATTCTGCTTCCTGTACTTTTCGGTCGCTTCCATAACCTTTGATGGTTCAATACGTACTTTCAGGTTCTTCCGATGTTGTAACAATACCCAAGCAAAGGCTGAAACCATATTCGGAATCTTTTTCATGAAATGCTTATCACGAGGGAATCGTTTTTGCTTCAACTGCTCCTCATATGTTTCAGGAGCAGGTGAACTATCCTTGCAAAACACGGATTCATAAGGAAGAACGCGAACACGATTCCAAACTGCATTATCAGCATATTTCATTCGAGGAAGTTTATTGCAAATAAAGGTGAGTTTGAACATTGGAATAATCTCACGTCCATCCTTACCGCGTTCGAATAAATCACGAGCGTAATATGAATCACCACCAGAAAGATGCTTAAAAATACCGATATTGATCGCTTCATCACCATCTGGTTCTTCGAGAACTGCCCAACGGACTCCTCCACCGGTACGAGCTAGATCAGCAAATGCTGAACCGGCAGCGGGTTTTTTACCAGTGATAATATTGGTATTCAGTTTAACACAAAGTTGACCGAGCATTAAATCAAAGAACTTCTGCACGATTGACTTTCCATTATCACCATCGCCTACCCAGAAAACCACTGTCTTTTCGTGATTGCCTCCTACGAAAACATCAGAAGAGATATCGAGGAAATACTTTCGGAGTGATTTGTCTGGGAAAATCTGCTCCAAGAATGTATGCACCTCTTGAACCATTTCGTCGTCATCAGTATATTCAATATAATTGATTGGCATGCATTTTGAAATGAAATCTTCAGGTCTTCCATGACGGAAAATATTGAGTTTGAGATCGTAGACACCATTTTTAAATGGAGCGAGATGCGGATCTGCATCTAACTTGTCTCTAAAACGAGGATCGTAAAAGACTTCCTGAGCCTCTTTCATAACATTCGATTTGAAAGGAGAAGATTTTAGATTCGAGATCATTTTTCCAACCTGTTTGATTCTTGCGTTAATCATTGTTTCTTTTGCCTTGTCTTGACAATCTTTCAGTTCATTATAGAGTGATTTAACTGCATCGTAATACTTTTGAACCAATCTTCCTGAAATCTTCTCTCGAAGAAAGACACCTTCCTCAATCTGCTCCCACTTGTGACCAATAAATTGAAACCATATTTTATTCGCAACGCTTCCGCAAACAAATTCATCTCCGTATTGTGCGTAGAGAGCTTTCGCCACGTCATTATGAGATCCATCCAATGACGATTCAATGTATTGCTTCGAATTGTTTTCCTTGAATTTATTATATTCAACTGGGTTATCAATCTTTGCAAAATAGAAGAGAGTTCCAAGAGTGTAATTCTTTTGCACCATTCTCTCCCAATGGTAAATACAACTATTTTCATCATACTTTTCCTCACACCTACTTGAAAATTCACACCACAGATCCAACCCATCAGAATGACCTTCTGAAATATTCCAGAGAATCCAACCGATGGACATCCACTCGTCGAATTGCTCTGCACGGAAATCTGCGAGCATTGGAAGTAGTTTCTTTGCAATTTCAAGGGCTTCAGGAATTGGGATATTTCGATGGTTGATACTTGGATCTCGTTCCTTGTTCTTTGCCTTGTTTTTTTCTTTCAAAGGTGAAATAAGGTTTAGTTTCAACTCTTTTGTTGCGCGATTCGCAGACACAATTGAAAGAATTCGAGGAAGATATTCCTTTACTTTTCCTGCGATTGAAATCTGCTTTTCACGATCATCAAATAACTGATAATTTTTAAAAGCCTTCTCAAGACTAAGTAGTTTTAGTTCAGAGTTGAAGATTTTTGTAACCACGTAAGGTTGAGCTTCTTCGGATTTACGAGAGCCATAAAGAAGCCAAGAAACGGTGCAACAAGCTTTATCAACTACCATTCCAGAATCTTCAATTCCAAGATTGGAAAATAGATTACAATCACGAATTGAGTCCTGAACTCTTGGAATAAGCTGAACTTCTTGGTTCTCACGACTTAAGAAACAATAAGGAAAATGCAGGTGAAAACCATGCTTAAAATAAACCACTTCATTCTTGGTCTGTTGATACATTTTCTTCTCCAAAACAACACAAATCAATTCTTGGTCTGTACAGTTTTCAACAATCTGTCTCAGAACTGATTGGTATGTTTGAACAACCGTTAACATTTGTTCTTCACTATACAGTGAATCTCCCATTGGGTCTCCTTCATCACGGATCTTTAGATCAATATCTGCCAAAACTGGCATATAACTTTGGGGCTTTTCTCCAATACCAAAAACTAAATTCGGGTCTGTTGTGATTGCATTACAATAATCCTTCCAAAATTCTTCGAGAGTCTGTCTGTTAAACTGAAATCGGCCCCTTGGTTGAACCATACTTATGTGAGTATGAAATACACCATCGACATAATTAGATTTGAGTATTTTTCGAACTGCATCCATTTTACTTAATAATACACGATAAGATTTTAATCATTTTTAAAATTTGTAATTTTAAATTAATTCGAACAATCGGGGCAAACGCCTTCACATCCAAACATATTTGCATTCAATACTTTCTCACATATGAAGCATTGAATTTTTAATTCGGAGTAATAAGGCTC